GGATCTGGTGGTGCTCGCACCATGCGGTGAGGTGGGCCATGAACCCGCCGTAGGCGTGGGCCGCGTCGGTGCCAGCGTGGCGGCGCACCTCCTCGAAGTACACGGCGTCGATGCCGTCGCAGGACTGCTTGATCTCGGTGAGCCAGCGTTTGAATCGCAGGTAGCGCATGCCGCCACCCTCGAAGCGTTGCGGCTTGAAGGATTCCGATCCGCTGGTCACTGCGCCATCGCGGTCGCGCAGCGCCCAGCCTGTCTGGGTGCCGAGATCCAATGCCAGGATCGAGGACAGGGATGGCCGCCGATGATCTGATCCCGGGTGGCCGGCAAGCCCCCTACGTAGGGTGGAGGGACCCTCTGGTCCCTCTCCTACGTAGTAGGAGGGGGAGTTTTCGCCAACTGGAGAATGGGAGAAAGTCCAGCAACCACGCGGGTTTGCGCCAGTTGGCAAGTTGGCATCGTTGCCAACTGCCAACTGCGGGTAATTTCCCGCAATACCCTGATTTACCTGGACTTCCAGTTGGCAGGGGTTTGCCAACTGCGGGTAGTTGGCAAGGAAATGGGTGCAGTTGGCAACGGCGCTGCCAACTGCCGATTGGGCAATATTCATGGGGCCTCCGGATCGTTCAGTTCGTCGTGATAGACCCACACGTCTGGGTTCTCGACGGGCATCGAGGCGCCGGAATGCGGGCACTTGTAGTGGGTGGGGAGCACCGTGTGCTCGCGCATCGGCAGCTCGCCGGTGGCCGTGTCGACATCGCCAGCTGGCAAGCGCAGCACCATGCCTTCTACGCAGAGATAGCCGAACTTGGTGCGGCCGCTGGAGGGCAGACCGTAGTCAGCCGCGTTGCGGAAATACTTGATGTAGCCCTGCGTCGAGAGCGCGGAGACGCGTTCGCGGATGGTGCGCTCGCCGCCCAGACCGGCCTTTCCCTCGAAAGATTCGGCGAACTGGTTGGCTGTGTAGCAGCGCCCGCTGCCGGCCTCCTCGAACAGGATCTGAAGGATCGCGTCGCGTTTGCGGCGGCGCTCGGCATCCAAGCGCTCGCCGTAGTCCTTCATCACCAGCCGCTCGTTGGCATCGACCTCGCGCCACTCGCCGTTGATCTTGTCGACATGCCGTTGCGGGATACCCGCGCCGTTGCGCAGCTCAAAGATCAGCTGGCGGGTCGTTCTGGTCTCGTCGGGCCTGAACAACAACATCCCGGTCGAGTAGTAGCCGCGCAGACTTCCCGCGCCGGCCAGTGCCTGGAACGGGTCCTCCTCGAACTGCTTCTTGCCGAGCTTCTTGGTGTGGTGGGCGAGGATGACGCCGGCGTCCGGATTCACTGCCTGGCGAATGCGCTCCACCCGCTGGGACAGGAAGAACAGCATCGCGCCGTTGTCGTTCTCGCCACCGGCGTCACCGCCGTCGAAAACGTTGCGGATCGGATCGATGGCGATGATGTCGGGAGGCTCGCCGCCGAAAGCCTGCGCGATCGCCGGGATCACCTGCGCCAGCCCTGCGTCATCGAGCACCAGCCGCAACTGCGGTGTGGCGACGAAGTTGGCGCGGGCATCCAAAAGCCGGTGTGATGGCAGGCGCACATCCTTCACGCGCTCGCGCAGGTAGTGGTACTGGACCTCGGCCTGCAGGTAGAACACGCGCAGCGGACGGGGTGGCTGCATGCCGAGGAATACAGCGCCTGCAGCCATGTGCGCCAGCCAAGACAGCAGGAAGTCGCTCTTGCCGACTTTCGGTGCGCCACCGAACACCAACATGCCAGCCGGTGTCAGCACGCGCGGAGCGATCAGATCCGGGGGCAGCGGCGAGTTGTCATCGAGCAGTTCGCCGAGCGTGAAGGTGGGCAGAGAGGGAGCCGCTGCCTTTACGATCCGTCGGTCACCCTGGGCGATGAATGCCGCACAGTCGAAGCCCTCGTCGACAGCGTCTGCTGCATCCCACTTGGCCGGCTTGTCGGTCGGCGGCACCAAAATGGCCACGGATGCGCTGCCCGCCATCACGCAAGCGCGTGCTGCGCTCTCGGCGTAGTCCCAGCCAGGGGCATCCCGGTCCGGCCAGATGACCACGGATTTCCCGGCTAATGGACGCCAGTCGGTCTTGTCGACTGGTGCCTTGGCGCCGTTCATCGCGGTGGTGGCCGCAATGCCGCAGGCAATCAACGCAGCCGCACATTTCTCGCCTTCGACCAGGACGACCTCTCGCGCTTTCCCGATGGCCGGCTGGTTGTAGAGTGGCCTGGGGTCGGGTGCGCGCCACATGCGGGCACGCACATCCCAGGGGCGGTACTCTTTGCCTGTCGGCGGGTCATACCGGTAGACGCAGGCGATCAGCTCGCCATCGGGAGTCAGGTAATCCCATTTGCCGGTGTAGGCGCCGAGGTCATCCATCGGCACGCTGCGAACATCACGGCGCATCGGCGTGCCAACCGGGGTAGCAATGCCGAGCCACTGCCGAATCTCTGCGGCGATACGTGGGAAGTCGCTGCGGGCGGATCGACCTTGCGAGCGCGCCCACAGATCGATGATGTCGCCTCCCTCATCGGTGGAGAAGTCTTTCCACAGGCCGCGCCGTGGTCCGTCCAGCTCAACCACCAGACTCTTGCCCGGGTTGCCATCGACATCACCGACGTAGAACTTGCCACCCCGGATGCGCCCCTGCGGAAACAGGTAGTGGAGAACGGCTTCGAGCCGGTCCAGTAGCCCCGCACGCAGCGCATCGGTATCGGATGCCAGTTCGTCGCGCTGCTCGGGGGCGTCATTGAAGTCGAGCCAGATGATGTTGTCGGCCATCATGTCGAACCCCAACAGCGGTCCTGCCAGGGGCAGAACTTGCACTCGACATGCGTTGGCGTGGTCGCATGGCGCGGCAACAGTTCCTGGCCGTCGGTCGCCGTGATGACCCGCACCGCGCGATCGGACATCCGCTGCGCCAGGCCGCCGTCGAACGGCACCAGCTCGAACCAGATCTCCTCGGAGTCCTTGTTGATCGCGGTAAACAACGCCGGGTTCGCGGAAATGCCCGGGATGCTGGCTTCCATGTAGGCCTGATAGATGGCCATCTGCGCGGCATAGACCGGTTTGGATTTGCTGACGCCGTGCTTGACCGTATCCCGCCAGGACTTGTCGTTCATGGTCTTGCACTCCCACAGGGCCGGATAGCTCATTCGTAGCTCTGCGGGGCCGCCGTTCAGGACGCCATCGACGTGCCCTTGAATACGGCCGCCTGCAACGGAAAAGCCGAACTGACCGCCGCTGGCCTTTTGGGTGTACAGATCGAATCCGGCCATGCGCAGCCAACGAATGGCCAGCTCTTCGAGAGCGTGTCCCACCTCGAAGATGCGCAACACGCGCCCCGGGATTTCCCTTCCAGCATCGACAGGGGCTTGGAGATACTCGTATTGCAGCGCCCGCTCGCAGGCAACGCCCAACCGAGACGCACCGAGATAGTTGCGCCGAGCTTGGTTGTCGCGTTCGGCGCTCAGCGCGGTATCGATGAGCACACCGATCTGCTCATGAATCTTGGGGCGATGATTGAAGTCCAGCATCAGAACGGCACTCCCGTCGAAGCAGGCTTACCCTGGCGGGCGAGTCGCTCCTCAAGAAAAGCGCGGTCCTTCTCCGCCATCCGCTCGTGCTCGACGAGCATGTGTTCCTGGTAGGCAGTCACCACCACGTCGATCAGCATCAGCACTTCGTCTTTGCTGTAGTCCGCCAGCGGTCGCTGCATACCGATGGAGCCGACATACTCGCCAAGCGGCGCCAGGCAGGACGTCATGGCGGCGAGCTCCATATCACTGGGATCGATCATGTGACCTCCCGTCTTTTCCATGAGTCGCGAAAATGCGTTCTGGCAGCGCATGGAGCAGAACACCCAGCGGTCCGAGTAACGTCGTGGATCGCTGCGCGGCAGGCGTGGATTGAAATAGCCGAATCCCTTGGCCTTTCGGGAGCAGACTGCACATTTCACGCGGCCTCCCGGTGGGCATCGTTGGCAGCCACCACGAGGCGCTGAATCGACGACTTGTTGAACTGGAACGACAGCAGCGCCGAGGCCTGATAGCGCGTCATGCCAAAGTCGGCGCGCAGCGCCTGCGGCAGATACTGCAGTTGCTTCGCGGTCGGCGGTTCGTTCAGCCAACGTCGGGTCTTGTGCGCGGAGTCTGCCGACTCGCGGTCATTCAGCCAGTCATCGGCCTTGGCCATGCA